AACCTTCAAAGGCTCACGGACCATGGTCCAGCCCAAACCACGGCCAAGAAAAATAGGGGCAGACTGCCCAAAACGAACAGCCTCCATCTCACGGACAGGATTGGTAAGTATCAACTCATGACCAGAAACCAGAGCACAAACACTAGCGAAGCCACTGACCACCCGGTCGGAGTCACCTTCTTCCAGGAAGACTAAAGCATTGTCTCCGTCAACAAGAACGTCAAAAACGACACCATAACGTTCAAGAACGGATACAACCACCGCGAGCATGAGTAGTGTGTTACCCATGCCCGTGTTAAAGTCCCCACTGGCTCTTCCTCCGACACGATGAAACTTCACACCGTGTTTGGTCTTTCCCTTCATCTCCAGCTGCCCAGACAAAACACGTCTCAACTTGTCATCATGTCCATAAGCTGACAAGTATACCTCGTGTTCCGCCCTGATCTGGCCCTGAGAGACATGAGCTTCCCAAGCCTTTCCGTCAACCTCAAACACCACGCACTTCCTGAAGGCCCCGAACTTACGAGCGATTAGGTTCGCTCGTTGCCTGGGGTTCAGGCCTTTCGCCACAACCCTGGTTGACGAACCCCCGAATAACCTATTGGCTCGCAGGTTACCCCACAGCCAATGTTCGTAAGGCTTCAGCCAAGAAGCGAGTACAAGATTGTACCTAGGTGATCTAGGGAAGATCATTCTAGGCTTGCTGGACTTTCCGTACCCAATTTTCTCGGCTTTCAGAAAAGGTCTAAGATAAACGTCCGACGAACATAACGGACCATCTACCCTCAATGACCTTTCTGCATCGAGGTATCTACGGCGCAAATTGCCATCATAAGATAACGCCGTTTCCAGGTGACTCCACTTCACCCCCCCATAACGCCTTGAAAGTTTGGAAATCCTCTCCAAGATTCCCAAAACCGGATCAGCAAGTGGCGCGTCTGGCGGAGCTGGCAAAGGAGCCAGAGACCGCATCAATAAAGCTGCGATCTCGTTGTGGATACAGTCAGCGTGGACACCAGGAACCCATGTGCCTGGAAACCCGGTCACCACAGCTGCCCGCATCTGCCTCCTGCGCTTCGGGTCACAGACCACGTCGCCCTTTACCCGCATGGTAGCTCCCTCCAAAGGAGGGAGGTCAACGTTTCCAACACATTGACCAAAGGTAAC